ATGGGTTTTCACCAACTAAGACAGTGCAGTTTATCTAAATTAGCTGAGGAAGAAATTGAAAAGCTAGATAAAGTTAAAAAAGATTTAGAAGAGAAATACGGTCCAGTTAACATTAACTTAGAAGACGGTACTTATTCTGAAATAGAATCACAGGAAGATAAAAGTGAGTAATATTATTAGAAAAATCAGTATTGGTTCTGACTATAAAAATGATGCAATGCATTATTCTTTAGGTCAACAAGTATATGGTGGTCATGTTATATCACATATACTAGAAAATACTGAAGACAATTCTTATAATATTCATATAAAGAAAGATGATGAAATATTGCCATGGAAGAAATTTAATTCTAACATGGCAATATCCATCGAGTACGATTTACAGTATTAATGAACTCACTATACGACTTTATAGTTAGACCTCTTGGAAAAGAATATTCTAACGATATAAATATAGGCGGTGTTAAATTAATTTTAAACACCAAGATAGAAAGTTTTAAATTTGTAAATAACTTAGCTGTAGTTGTTTTAATTCCTCTAGCTTATAAAACACGTGTTAATGTTGGCGATATAATAGTTATACATCATAATGTGTTTAGAACTTTTTACGATATAAAAGGTAAAAAGAAAAAAAGTAGGTCTTGGTTTAAAGAAGATTTGTATTTCTGTTCTTTAGATCAAGTTTATTTATATAAGAATAAAAACGACGACGATTTTAAATCTATAAACAATAGATGTTTTATAAAACCATTAAAATCAAAACGTAAGTTTAGCGTAGACAAAGAGCAAAAGCTTATTGGTATATTAAAAATAGGTAATAGTTCGTTAGAAGCCGCCGGTGTGAGCGAGGGAGACCTTGTTGGTTACACCCCGTATGGAGAGTATGATTTTATTATTAACGATGAAAGATTGTACTGTATGAAATCAAATGATATTGTAATTAAATATGGAGATAAAGAAAACCAAACTGAATATAATCCAAGCTGGGCAAATAGCGGTTGATGAATTAATAAAGGTAGCTAAAGAACCTATTGTAGACTCTGGTGATGATATATCAGCAGATCGTTTAAAAAACGCAGCGGCAACAAAAAAACTAGCTATATTTGATGCTTTTGAAATATTAACAAGAATTCAAGAGGAGAAAGATATATTAAATGAAAAACCTAAAGAAGTGAAAGAAGAAAAAGCTTTTAAAGGTTTTGCTGAAGGAAGGTCTAAAAATGTATAAGCAAAGTTTATATAAAATATTAGATAATTATATTAACGCTAAAATTCTTAAAAGAAATAATAAGTACAAAAAGTGGGAGTATGGTTATAATGAAAAGCATGATATTGTTATAATATCCAAAGATGGTACTATAGGTGATGTATATGAAATAGATAACTTAAAAATAGCATTACCATCTACTCCAGAAAAAGTTATTAATTTAGGTAATAAAAAATGGAGCAAGGTTGATCCACCTGTAGAATTTAAGAGTATAAAAACAATATTCGACTGGGAGGATTACCCTATAGAGTTTAAAGAAAAATGGTATGATTACATCAATGATGAGTTTAATAAAAGAGAAAAAGGTTTTTGGTTCATTAATAAGGACATTCCTACTTATATTACTGGTACTCATTACATGTACTTGCAGTGGTCCAAGATTGATGTTGGGAAACCAGACTTTAGGGAATCAAACAGATTATTCTTTATATTCTGGGAAGCTTGCAAGGCCGATATTAGATCCTATGGGATGTGCTACCTTAAAAACCGTAGATCTGGATTTTCTTTCATGTCATCAGCTGAAATTGTTAATCTTGCAACAATATCCTCGGATTCACGGTTCGGTGTATTGTCCAAATCTGGACAAGATGCTAAGAAGATGTTCACTGACAAGGTGGTACCAATCTCTGTTAATTATCCGTTCTTCTTCAAACCCATCCAGGACGGAATGGACCGTCCAAAGACCGAGCTTGCCTACAGGGTCCCGGCCTCGAAATTTACCAGGAGACGACTCGATTCCAAGGATAGATCCAAGCAAGAAGCCCTTGAAGGTTTGGACACGACCATCGACTGGAAGAACACGGGTGATAACGCCTACGATGGGGAGAAACTTAAACTCCTCGTCCATGATGAATCGGGGAAGTGGGAAAGGCCGAACAACATCCTCGACAACTGGAGGGTTACAAAAACCACCCTTAGATTAGGTAGTAGAGTAATTGGTAAGTGTATGATGGGATCAACATCAAACGCTTTAGATAAAGGAGGAGATAATTTTAAAAAATTATACTACGATTCAGATGTTACAAAAAGAAACGCCAATGGACAGACTCGCTCAGGACTATATTCTTTGTTCATTCCTATGGAATGGAACTACGAAGGATACATTGATTCTTATGGAATACCTGTCTTCGACACACCACAGAAAGCAGTTACAGATCCGCATGGCACGAAGATAAAGCAAGGTGTAATAGAGTATTGGCAGAATGAAGTTGAAGGATTAAAAGGTGATCAAGACGGTTTAAATGAATTTTATCGCCAGTTTCCAAGAACAGAGGAACACGCTTTTAGAGATGAAGCAAAACAATCTTTATTTAATCTAACTAAAATATATGAGCAAATAGATTGGAACGGAGACTTGAGACATAGTAATTTAATAACTCAAGGTAATTTTCAATGGGAAAATGGAATAAGAGATACTAAAGTTATTTTTGTCCCTCATAATAAGGGTAGATTTTATGTATCTTGGATACCATCACCGCATTTGCAAAATAAAATTATAATAAAAAGAGGTTTAAAATATCCAGCTAATGAACATATGGGGGCTTTTGGTTGTGATAGTTATGATATATCAGGAACAGTAGACGGTAGAGGATCTAATGGAGCTTTACATGGTTTAACCAAGTTTAGTATGGAAGATGCTCCAGCTAACCACTTTTTTTTAGAATATATAGCTAGACCTCAAACTGCAGAAATATTTTTTGAAGATGTATTAATGGCTTGCATATTTTATGGTATGCCTATACTTGCGGAGAATAACAAACCTAGATTATTATACCATTTTAAGAGAAGAGGATACAGGGGTTTTGCAATGAACAGACCAGATAAACTTAAATTATCAGTAACAGAAAGAGAGATAGGTGGAATACCAAACTCTAGTGAGGATATAAAACAAGCACACGCTGCTGCAATTGAATCATATATTGAAGATTTTATTGGCATAAAAAACAATGGTGAACACGGGGAAATGTATTTTCAAAGAACACTAGAGGATTGGGCCAAGTTTAATATTAATAATAGAACAACACATGATGCTTCTATAAGCTCTGGTTTAGCAATAATGGCTTGTAATAAAAACAAGTATAGACCTGTAGCACGTCTAGAGAAAAAAGTTTTTGATCTAGGAATAAAAAAATACAGTAATAACGGTCTTATGTCAAAAATAATTGAATAAATGAAAATATACACTAACTCAAATAGCGCGTTTCCAAGTCAGGTAGTACCAGACGCAGAAAAAGCTACGTTTGAATACGGTTCGCAAGTAGCTTCTGCTATTGAGACAGAATGGTTTGGTGCGGGTAGAACTAACGGTAATAGATACTTAACTAGTTTCAATAACTTTCATCATCTTCGTTTATATGCTCGTGGAGAACAGTCCGTTCAAAAATACAAGGATGAATTATCTATTAATGGAGATTTAAGTTATTTAAATCTTGACTGGAAGCCAGTGCCAATACTTGCTAAGTTCGTAGATATAGTTGTAAACGGTATTTCTAGTAAAGAGTATGATATAAAAGCTTATTCACAAGATCCTGAGTCAGTAAAGAAAAGAACACAGTATGCAACTAATGTTGCTAAAGATATGTTTGCAGCCGAGCAAATTCAAAAAGCTCAACAAGATTTAGGTATAAACATGTCTTCATCTAATGTGCCAAAGGATCAATTACCTGAAACTAAAGAAGACTTAGAGCTGCACATGCAGCTGTCATATAAACAGTCTGTAGAAATAGCAGAAGAAGAAGCTATCTCAACAACATTAGCAAACAATAAATGGGAGTTAACTAAAAGAAGATTAAATGAAGATTTAGTTGTATGTGGTATAGCTGCCGCTAAAACTAATTTTAATAAAGCCAACGGGATAACATTAGACTATGTAGATCCAGCTTATTTAATATACTCTTACACAGAAGATCCAAATTTTGAAGATATATATTATGTTGGTGAGGTTAAGTCTATAACAATACCTGAACTTAAAAAACAATTTCCGGATATTTCAGAAGATGAATTACAAAGAATTCAAGAAATGCCTGGTAACAAACAGTATATAACTGGGTGGGGTAATTATGATAACAACACTGTTCAAGTTTTATACTTTGAATATAAGACTTATACTAATCAAGTTTTTAAACTTAAAAGAACTGACCAAGGATTAGAAAAGATAATTCAAAAAACAGACAAGTTTAATCCACCAGAAAACGATACATTTGAAAAGGTGTCTAGGTCTATTGAGGTTCTTTATTCTGGAGCTAAAGTTTTAGGCACAAATACAATGTTAAAATGGGAGCTAGCTGAGAACATGACTAGACCATCAGCTGATACTACTAAAGTGGAAATGAACTACACTATCTGTGCACCTAAAATGTATAAAGGTAGAATAGAATCATTAGTTGGTAGATGTACAGGTTTTGCTGACATGATACAGATTACACATTTAAAAATGCAACAAGTTTTAGCACGTATGGTGCCAGATGGTGTATTTTTAGATATGGATGGTTTAGCTGAAGTAGACTTAGGTAACGGGACAAACTATAACCCAGCTGAAGCATTAAATATGTATTTCCAAACTGGTAGTATAGTTGGTAGATCACTTACTCAAGATGGAGATCCCAACAGAGGTAAAGTACCTATACAAGAACTACAGACGTCAGCCTCTGGAGCTAAACTACAATCCCTAATACAAACGTATCAGTATTACTTACAAATGATAAGAGATGTCACGGGATTAAATGAGGCTCGTGACGGTAGTATGCCTGATAAAGACGCGTTAGTTGGTTTAGCTAAAATGGCAGCTAACCAATCTAACATAGCTACAAAACATATAAACAACGCTAGTTTATATATAGCTTTACGTATATGTGAAAACATATCACTAAAAATAACTGATGTATTAAACTTTCCTTTAACTGCTAATAGCTTAATTGAAAGTATATCTCTTTATAATGTAGAAACATTAAGAGAAGTACAGTATCTAAACTTACATGACTTTGGTATATTTTTAGAACTAGAGCCAGACACAGAAGAAAAAGCTCAATTAGAACAAAACATACAGATCGCATTACAATCTGGTGGCATTGATTTAGAAGATGCTATTGATGTTAGACAAATAAAAAATCTAAAGTTAGCTAATCAACTCTTAAAACAAAAAAGAAAAAAGAAATACAAAAGAGATCAAGCAGCGGCTCAAGCAAATATACAAATGCAGGCTCAAGCAAATGCTAAAACAAATGAGCAAGCTGCGTTAGCTGAGGTTCAAAAACAACAAGCATTGACTGAGCAACACGTTAATTTAGAAAATGCAAAATCTCAGTTTGAAATACAAAGGATGCAAGTAGAGCTAGAAGGTAAAAAGCATTTGATGGCTCAGCAATTCGAATACGATAGGCAATTAGCTGAGATTGAAGCTCAAACTAAAACTTTAAAAGAACAAGAAATAGAAGATCGTAAAGATAAAAGAATAAAGATGGAAGGTTCTCAACAAAGTCAATTAATAGATCAAAGACAAAATGATCTACTTCCTATCGACTTTCAACAATCACAAGTTGGTGAAGGATTTTAAATTTTAACAATTAATTATATTATATCATGTCAGAAACAAAAACAAATGAACCTGTTAAACAGGAAGGTGAGTTTAAATTAAAAAAGAAAACACCTAAAAAATTAGGGATTACCAATAATGATCCCGTTAAAGTAGATTTAACTAAACCAGAAGCAACAGGGGAAGTAGTTCCTGATGTTGTTAAGGTTGATATACCTAAAGACGATGCCATTCAAATCGGAGAAACAGAGAAAGTGGATGTGGGCGAACAAGCCGGAGATAGCACTAAAGTGGACAAACAAGTACAAGAGTCCACTGAAGATGCTCAAGAGTCTTCACCAATCCAAGAAATAATAGAAGAAGATAAAGATAAAGTAAAAGAGATTAAAAAAGAGATTGTTGAAGCTAAACAAGAGCAACAAATTCTTAATAAACCTTTACCTGAAAACATCGAAAAATTAATTGACTTCATGGAATCTACTGGTGGTACAGTAGAAGATTATGTAGCATTAAATAAAGATTACTCATCTCTTGATAGTGCACAGCTATTAAGTGAGTATTATAAAAAAACAAAACCACATTTAGATCAAGAAGAAATAAATTTTCTAATGGAAGATGCTTTTAACTTTGACGAAGATGTGGACGAAGCAAGAGAGATTCGTAAGAAAAAACTTGCATATAAAGAAGAAGTTGCAAAAGCTAAAAGCTATTTAGAAAGTTCAAAAAGTAAATATTACGAGGAAATCAAGTTGAAACCAAGTGCCACTGGAGAACAAAAAGAAGCTTTAAACTTTTACAACAACTATAAGCAACAACAAGAGCTTGCAACTAAATTACATGGTGATTTTAGAGACAATACTAAAAAATTATTTTCTTCAGACTTCAAAGGTTTTGATTTTAACGTAGGAGATAAAAAATTTAGATATGGAGTAAAAGACCCTGTTAAGGTTGGTGAAACTCAATCTGATGTACAAAACTTTGTTAGTAGATTTTCTAATGATGAAGGTCAAATTGTAGATCAAAAAGGGTATCATAAAGCAATGTATGCTGCGATGAACGCTGATAAACTAGCTCATCATTTTTATGAACAAGGGAAAGCTGATGGCATTAAAAATGTTATTAGTAGCTCTAAAAATCCTTCAAAAGACGGACCGAGGCAAGTTGCTGATGGAAATGTTTTTATAAACGGGTTAAAAGTAAAATCAATTAGTGGTTTAGATTCATCAAAATTAAAAATCAAAACAAAAAAATTTAACTAATTAAAATTACAAATTATGGCTTTAACTCCTCAATTTGGTTCGATAGTACCATCGCAAGCTCAACAAACTCTTGCGAGTAATTATCTACAATTTGACAATGGCACGAACGATTTCGCACAACAATACTTACCTGAGCTTTATGAGCAAGAGGTAGAAAGATATGGTAACAGAACGTTATCAGGATTTTTACGTATGGTTGGAGCAGAAATGCCGATGACATCTGATCAAGTTATTTGGTCTGAACAAAACAGACTACACATTTCATACGATAACTGTACAGTTGCTGGTGCTGCCGGTGCTGCTGCAACTATCACAATCCCTGTTACAGCTGCTAACGCTGCTGTACCAGTACTAAACGTTATTTCTCCACTATCAACTATTGTTGTAATGGATGACTTTGGAAACGAAGTAAAATGTTTAGTTACTTCTTCTGACACACGCGCTGCCGGTGGTGGTGGTAACCCAGGAAGATTAATAGTTGAACCTTACCAAGGTGCTAACCTTGCTGCTAGCGGTATTGCTAACGGTAATCCAGTTAAGATCTTTGTATATGGTTCTGACTTTCAAAAAGGAAGTAGTACGTTAAATGCTCCTCAAGGCGCTAACGTTGGAGCTTCAGCTGCTAACCCTATGGTTACTGTTGATCCTGCATTTACTACTTTTTCTAACTCTCCAATAATCTTAAGAAGCCAATACACAATCAATGGTTCTGACACTGCTCAGATCGGTTGGGTAGAAGTTTCTACTGAAGATGGAACTGGAGGTTATTTATGGTATCTAAAAGCTGAGTCTGAAACAAGACTAAGATTTGAAGATTACTTAGAAATGGCAATGGTTGAAGGTGAACTTAACGCAGGCGCTGCTGGTGTACCAGCTGCTAATCCTGGAACTGAAGGTTTATTTGCTGCTATTCAAAATGGCGGTAACGTTGAAGTAGGTTTCACTGCTGCTGCTGGTTTAGATTCATTTGATGACATTCTTAAAAACCTTGACACTCAAGGAGCTATTGAAGAAAACATGTTATTCTTAAACAGAGCTACTGCTCTTGATTTTGATGATATGTTAGCTGGTATCTCTGGAGGTTTTGCAGGTGGTGTAGCTTTCGGTTTATTCGAAAACTCTGAAGAAATGGCATTAAACTTAGGATTCTCTGGATTTAGAAGAGGTTCTTATGATTTCTATAAAACAGATTGGAAATACTTAAACGACGCTTCAACGCGTGGTGCAATGACTGGTCCTGCTTCTATCGAAGGAGTATTAGTTCCTGCAGGTACTTCTACTGTTTATGACCAAATCTTAGGTACAAACATTAGACGTCCTTTCTTACATGTAAGATATAGAGCTTCTCAAGCTGATGACAGAAGAATGAAATCATGGTTAACTGGTTCAGTTGGTGGTGCATTCACATCTTCATTAGATGCAATGGAGGTAAACTTCTTATCTGAAAGATGTTTAGTAACACAAGCTAGAAACAACTTTGTATTATTCAAAGGGATCTAATTGATTCAACAAATGTAATTCTTACCCTCGTTGTATTAACGGGGGTAATTATTACCCTTATTAAAATTATTTAATTATATTATATTATGAAAAAAACTAAAGAATTACCTAGTCATGAAAAAGGCTGGGAAATAAAGGATAGACATTATTATTTAACGGGTAACAAAAGTCCGTTGACATTAACTATACCTAGTAAGCATACAAAAAAACACGCTTTATTATTTTACGACGAGCAAAAAGGAATGCAAAGAGAGCTGCGTTACGCAACGAACCAATCCTCTGTTTTCGTAGATGAACAATTAGGTGAAGCCACTATGGGTCACATAACTTTTAAAGATGGTGTTTTAACTGTTAAAAAAAATCAACAGAACTTACAAAAAATGTTATCACTATATCACCCTTTATTAAATGGTATATATAGAGAACACGATAAAGTTGAAGTTGCAATAGATGAGTTAGCTAATATTGAGTTAGAAATAGATGCTTTAAACTCAGCTAAACAAATGGATATAGAACATCAAGAAGCTATATTAAGAGTAGAACTTGGTAGTCAAGTAAGTAAAATGAACTCAAAAGAAATTAAAAGAGATTTACTTCTATTTGCTAAACAAAACCCAAGCACTTTCTTAGCTTTAGCTAACGATGAAAATGTTCAACTTAGAAATTTTGCTATTAAAGCAACTGAAGTAAACATAATTAAATTATCTGCAGATCAAAGAACTTTCACATGGGGTTCCAACGGTAAAAAATTAATGACCGTTCCTTTTGACGAAAATCCATATTCAGCTTTTGCTGCATATTTAAAGACTGATGAAGGTGTAGAGATATATAAATCTATAGATAAAAAAATAAATTAACAAGTGATTATAATAATAGGTGATCACTTGTGTGGTCACCTAATATTAATACAATAATAACTTATGGCAATTAACGTAAATACAGTATACACAACTGTCTTGTCTATTTTAAATAAAGAACAAAGAGGATACATAACGCCTGATGAGTTTAATAAATTAGCTACACAAGTACAGTTAGAAATATTCGAAAACTATTTTGAGGATTATAATCAACTATTAAGAATACCACAGACTGACACAGAATACGTTAATAGACAAAGAAATTATAATACAGCAATATCTATATTTAAACAATTTGGTACAACAACAAGTGTTCCTGTAGGATTAGTAAGATCACTAAGTATAACTAATGCTGGATCTGGCTATTCAGGAGCAACAAATAGAGCTACCACAGATGTGGGTGCTGGTAGTGGTTTAACTGTTGATATTGAAACTGTAGTTCCAGGATTTTCAGTTATAAATGCGGGTCAAAACTATACTAACGGTATAAACTTAGCGACAACAACAAGTGGTGGTGGAACTGGCTTAACAGTGAATATAAACAGTGTTGGGGTTTCAGGTAATATTACTGGTATAACAATAAACCAACCCGGTACAGGTTATGCTAATGGCAACGAAATATTAACTATAGTACAAGCTGGGCAAACAGGTACTCAATGTACTATAAAATTAAGCTCACCTAGTATTGGTGCTATACAAAACATAACAGCAAATAATGGTGGTAGTGGTTATAGCGTGGGAGATGTTATCGGTGTTACTGGTCCGGGAACATTAGCTACAGCTACAGTGACTTCTGTTAATACATCATTATACTTTCTTCCCCCGTCAAATACACATAGGATCGGTACTGTTATATTTAAAGATAAAGAAATACAAAGAGTTGATAGAAACGAACTTCTTTATTTAAACCTATCCCCAATAACAAAACCTTCCGAAACTTTCCCTATTTATACATATGAGCAGTCCACTATTGGAACTAGCGGTGATGACACAGGTCAACAACATATATACGTTTATCCTGAATCTATAACAACAGCTAGTGACGTGACCGTAAGTTATATAAGAAAACCTAATAATGTTGTGTGGGGCTTTACCACTGGAACTTTAGGTCAATACATTTATAATAAATCTTTGTCAACTCAATTTGAATTATCTAATATAGAACAAACAGAGGTTATATTAAGAATATTAGCTTATGCAGGTGTTGTTATTAGAGATCCTCAAGTAGTACAAATAGCATCTCAAGCAATTCAAGCAGAAGAAACAAACTCTAAATCATAATAAATCATGGCAGGTAGCGTAATCAAACCTCAACCGCAAGACGGACTTATACAGGAAACTGGTCAACAATACTTTCAAGGTACTCAACCTTTTAAAGGTACTAACACTGCTGGTCAAGTATTAAAAACCACATTTAACACTGATTTAATTTTTTATGATTCTACGCCTGGTACAGAAAACTATGCGTTAAATAATTTTAAGATATACACTAGTTCGAGTGCAATTCCAGGAAGTTGGACAGAAAAAACAACTAATTATACTGTTAATGGTAATGATATAACATTTACTACAGCAAGTTCTGACTACATAGTAGTACAATTAAAAATACTAGATGGTGGTAAGTATGGCAATACAGTTGATCAAAAAGCTTTTGGTCAAACAGTTGAAGATAACTATGGAGGTTATCAATATGTAAAATTGCAGGATATTGTAAATAATTTTATAGTAGCCTTTGTTGGTGAGGGAAAACTTATATTAGATGTAAAAAGAACTGATATTATTTTTCACGCAAAAAGAGCTATACAAGAATTTAGCTATGATACTTTAAAGAGTATCAAATCTTCTGAATTATCAATACCAAATAGTTTAACTTTAGTTTTACCACAGGATTATGTTAATTACGTTAAGCTTTCGTGGGTTGATCAACTAGGTGTTTTAAGACCTATATACCCAACAAATAACTTAACTACAAGTCCTTACAATACTCAAATACAAGACTCATCAGGTATACCTACACAAGATAATTATGGTAATGATGTTGAAGGAACTTCTCAAACACAAGAAAGGTGGCATAATAGTAATATTGGTTTAATCAACGGTGATTTAAATTCAAACAATTTTACTAATGAAATGTGGGCTTATAATTGGGATTATGGTGGTGATTTCTTTGGCGGTAGCTGGGGACAAATGTTTGGTTTAGAACCACAGACTAGTCAAGTAAATGGTTGGTTTAACATGAATGAAAGAGAAGGTAAGGTTTCTTTTTCGAGTAACTTAAAAGATAAGTTAATTATATTTGAATATATATCAGATGGTTTAGCTACTGATATGGACACTAGAGTACCTAAGCTAGCTGAAGATGCTATGTATTCATATATAACACATGCTGTAATAGCTAGCAGAATTGGTCAACCAGAATATATAGTACAAAGATTAAAAAGAGAAAAAAGTGCAAAGCTTAGAAATGCAAAAATAAGATTATCTAATATTAAACTTGATGAGATAGTTCAAGTAATGAGAGGTAAATCTAAATGGTTAAAACACTAAATTAAATGGCTGAAGTTAAAAATGCTTTTATAGCTTCTAAAATGAACAAAGATCTTGATGCAAGACTTGTTCCGTCAGGAGAATACAGAAATGCAATAAACGCTCAGATTAGTAGATCTGAAGGAGCAGATGTGGGTGCTTTAGAAAACGTTTTAGGTAATCAGCTTAAAGTAGATTTTTCTTTATTAGTTTCTTTGCCATCAGGTACTTTAAAAACAATAGGTACTTATGTAGATGAGATTAATAATTTTATATATGTTTTTTTAACTAACCACACAGGTAGCACTTATAGCACTACGGCTAAAAATTATATATTTAGATACGATGTTTTAAGTGGTACATCTGTTAAACTTGTAGAAGGTGCTTTTTTAAATTTTTCTACACAAAATAAAATATACGGTATAAATGTCTTAGAAGATTTTTTATTTTTTACTGACAATAGAAATCAACCTAGAAAAATTAATACAGTAATAGCGGCTGGATATGGAAATCCTTATGACAGTGAAGATACAATAAGTGTAGCTAAAATTAACCCATATCAACCAATACAGCTTTATCAAAAAATAACATCTAGCATAGCTAGTGAGTTTACGGCACCATCAACAGATCAAGCTATAAATAGCTATCAAACTACTATGCAGAATGTTAGTGATGAAAAACTACCCGATGGCACTAGTAACAATCCTTATTATGATTCTAATTTTGTTGGTGATACAGAGTTATTAGATGACAAGTTTATTAGATTTTCTTATAGGTTTAAATTTAAAGACGGAGAATACTCTTTATTAGCTCCTTTTACTCAAGTAGCTTTTATACCTAAACAAGATGGTTATTTTTTATATGATGCTTCGGATAACATAAACGATATGAACGATGCTTTACAAAGTACAGTTGTTCAGTTTATGGAAAATAAAGTAGATAAAATACAGTTAATAATTCCTATGCCATTAAACGAAGTTGGTGCTTCTTTAACAACCGGTACTATTAGTAGTTCTTTAGATATTGATGAAATAGATATTATATATAAAGAATCTGGAAATTTATCTATACAACTAGTAGATACTATAACATCAGATCAACTAACGGGAACATCTACTTTTTATAATTATTCTTACAATTCTACTAAACCTTGGAAAACTCTTCCGCCATCAGAATTAACTAGAGTGTACGACAAAGTACCTGTTAAAGCTTTAGCTCAAGAAGTTACAAGTAATAGAATTGTTTACGGTAATTATCAAAACAAACACACTTCTCCAGAGTCATTAGATTATAATTTAGCAGCAACATTTAAAAGTGCCTTCGCTGTGAATACAGGTGCTAATGAAGTAACTAATACCACTAGCATCGTAGAATATCCTAACAGTACTTTAAAGCAAAATAGAAATTATCAAGTTGGTTTTGTTTTATCAGATAGATACGGAAGATCTTCTTCTGTCATATTATCTAATGCTGATGACAATGTACAATCAGGTGGAATTAATTATGGTGGATCGACTTTATATTTACCGTATAGAGATGCTTCACTTCAAACCGAAACTTTTCCAGGCGATTCTTTAAAGGTTATATTAAATTCTTCTATAGGTCCAGCGGATCCTAACCCATCAACTAATTGGCCTGGTATATATAACGGAGACAAAACAAGTTCTGATTATAATCCTTTAGGTTGGTATTCTTACAAGATAGTTGTAAAACAAACAGAACAAGATTACTACAATGTATATCTTCCCGGTGTTATAGCTGGACAACCTAAAACATCTGAAGACAATGGTGATGAAAATGAAAACACTTTATCTCATACCGTCTTGCTAAATGATAATATAAATAAAGTACCTAGAGATTTAACAGAAGTCGGACCGCAACAAAAACAATTTAGAAGTTCAGTTCGTTTATTTCCAAGAGTAATAAACACAAACAAAGTTCCAACAAACAATACCGCTAATACTCAGTACACTATAGGTGAAGGTAACAAGCAATTTCAAACATCGCAAAAGGGTTTAACTGTTTCCACGATATCAAATCTTAGAGATTTATTTGATTACGATCCAATTAATCCACCCGTGCCAGATCAATTTCCTCAATTTTATTTATATGATTCTAATCCATTAATTGCTAGATTAAGTACAGAAAATAAATTAGGTGAATTAGCGGACTTTACGACTCCTTCCGGTAATAAGTCCTACGAGGCTGGTAGTACTATTTTTGGTACACCATTTTTTCCTTTAAGTACTAACTGTAATGATGGTGTTGTTGATGACACAACCTCTTATTTTGCATCATCAAACACACCAGCGTTTGTAACAGGTACACAGGGTCTACCAACAACATATGTATCCACTAATCTTTTTGAGGCAAATTGGGTTGGTGGTCCAACAGGAATAAATATTTCTGGATGGAAACTAGATTGTACAGCCACTGGAGCTTCAACTAACCCTGCTGGTACTAATAAAAAGAATTGGTTATTGTTTGATGATGATACTCAAATACCTGTTGGAAAGCAAGTTAAAATAACTGGTAGACGTGGTGGTATAAACCCTGGAATACAGCAACTATCTGTAATGGAAACAGATGCTGTAGATTCTTTAATTGATATATACTATGAAACAACATCAGCTGGATTAATAACAGATATAAACAACGTAACCGCTACAGACACTGGTGCGGCAACTGCTTTATCTGGATTTGTACCCGTAGGTTTTAATGAAGGAATTGCTCTTAATGCTAGTGTTTTTAATGCTAGTAGTGGTGTTAAAGCTTTAAACGCGGCAAATCAAGTTATACCTACTGCAGATACTACTCCATCTGGATCTAACACTGTTGTATTTGCTATGACAAGCGTTATGAATAACGAATCAACACCAGCTAATGTAACAAGTTATTTTTCAAACTGGACTGGTAACCAAGCAACTGGTTTTACTGTAACTATAAATCAAGATTTCTTAAACAATGTTTGGTATGGTAGCAATGTAGGTCAAAGAACTTTTATATTTAACTTTACTGTTTCTGTAAACGGCTTTAATAACTCTACGTCATTTTCAAGAACTATAGACTTAGAAAATATAAATCCTATATTATGTCCTAATGGAAACGCTATAGACGTAAATTTAAGTGTATCAGCTAGCCAGATAACAAACATTGTAGCTAAAAACGGAGCAAGTCCTTGTGTGGCTAACGGTAATTTAAACTCAGGTAGAGATATCACATGGAGTATTATTTCAGCCGTAGGAGCCAACGGTAATAGTTATGTAAATAGATTTTCAATAGCTAGCACAGCTACAAATCTACAATCTACCGCTACGCTTAGTAGAAGTATGGGTGGTAATTTTATTACTCAAAATTATACTGTAACAGTTAGAGCCAGTGATCCAGGTGGCTCAACAGATCAAGTAGTTAATATAACTATGGGTAACACGCCTCAATACGTTAAAGACCATGTTTTAACATTAGTATTAGCAGGTGAAAGTCAAGGTGATGATTTCGAATGTACCATAATAAGTATAAATGATAGTACCACAGCAAATAATGGGTGGTATATTTTTGATTACGAATGGGATACTTTAAATAACTCTAATCCAATATTACTAGATAGAACTAATGCTTGTACTGGTAATTGCTCTCAGTTTAGTGGTGAGTGGTTTTTTAGTTCAACAAGTCAATCTGATGCTTTAGACTTATGGGAGGCGTCTAAACCAAGCGGATCTTACGCTGGCTCAACTACTACCACCATAAACATAGGATCAAACTATCAGTTTGCTATTGTGTAATGAAATTGTATAGTAAAAAAGAAATAGATATCTATATAAAAAAATTGTTACAATTAAAATGGGCTAATTATGATGTATATTTAGTAGGTGGTGCAATTTATAAACAAGAAACAAAAGATATAGATATATGTATTGTTGGGTCTAGTGATTCAAATAAAGTTTCTAAATTAATAGAACAAAGTAGAAAGTTAGGTCCATTTGATATTTATTATTGTAATGAAGATCAAATAGGTAATCAAAAACCACGTGCTGCTAAATCTTATGATAGAGGTCATATCAAAGCAAAACAAAGAAAAGGTGAATGGATTGATGGATTATTCTGGCAATATTTAGACTTTTCGTATAAAAAATTTAATCCAAAACCACTATTAATATATAAAGGTAGCGGAAGTTAATAAAAAAATAAGTAACTATATTAATATGGCGGCTATAATAGAAGTAAAATATTTCAACTCTTTTCTATTGAAAAAGACTATTGGTAGTTCAAATAAATTACCTTTATGGAATGGCTCTAGAGGTATTCCTAAAGTTGGTAATATGCAGGGTGGTTATAGTCAAGTTGGAACAGCTTATAGTTCTACAGATAACTGGCTTGTAGAGGAATCTAGAATAAGAGGAGGTTATAATAATACTATCGTTGATTTAGGGCCTAGAGCTTTTTTAGTAGAAGAAGAATTAAACGGCGTGCAGAGAATTAACTCGTTGATATATTCTGGAATATTTAATTCTAGAACAGGTATAAATCAGACAAATGTTTTTCCAGTAGGTGAAGACATTAGCAAAAGTTTAGATCCTTCACAAGGTAGCATACAAAAGTTATTTGCTGAAAATACGAACTTAACTATATTTCAAGAAAATAAAGTTAGCTATTCTTTAATAGATAAAGATGCTATATATACAGCTGAAGGTGGTGGTGTTCAAGTAAGTCAATTAAATTTAGTGTTAGGTCAGATAGTACCTTACTTAGGTAATTTTGGTATAGGTAAAAATCCAGAATCATTTGCAACTTATGGATTTAGAAAATATTTTGTTGATCCAGATAGAGGTGCAGTATTAAGACTGTCTAGAGATGGTATAACTGAAATATCTAATTACGGTATGTATGACTTCTTTAGAGATGAATTATCTAATGTAAACACTAATACTAGTTCTGGAAATATGCCAGGTGGTTGGGATATACACAACAAACAATATGTGGTGTCTTTACAAAATACAGCTGACAGCAAGTTCAGCACATTATCTTTCGATGAGTCAGTAAGGGGTTGGACTAGTTTTTTTACTTACAAACCAGAGTTTATGGTTAGTTTAAGAAATGATTTTTACAGTTTTAATAACGGTATACTATATCAACACTATAGTGATTCTGTAAACAGAGGAAATTTTTATGGAGTAAATAATAATACATCTATAACATTTATATTTAACCCTAATGTTAGTATGTCTAAAAACTTTAAAACTATAAACTATGAAGGTAGTAATGGTTGGAGAATAGACTCTATAGAATCTGATCAAACTGGACCTGATAATTATAACGGTGTTTATAGTAATGTTACAGATCTTACAGCTTCTATACCTAGTTATTTGGGGGGAGAATACATATTAAACCCAGTTACTAATGAGGTTGTTTACCCAGCACAGTATGGTACTGTATTTGGAAATGATAATCCTCCATATAATAGAAGCTACGCTGGGTTTGTTAGAAAAGAAAACAAGTATGTTGCAAACCTAATTAATGCAACACCATCTACTCAAGGTGAAGTTATATTTGGTAACCAAATGAGTGGTATAAAAGGGTACTTCACAACAGTAACAATATCAACAGACGATGCAACAGCAGTAGGAGAAATTAAAGAATTATTTGCTGTCTCTTCTGAATATGTGCAGTCGGCTTATTAAATTAAATTAAATGGATTTTAAAACAAGAACATTACTAGAGGAAGACTATAGTATGTTAGAAAACTGGTGGAAAGCTTGGGGCTGGCCAGCAGTAAGTAAAGATATACTACCAGACAATGGAACCGGTGGAGTGATGGTTGAATACAAAAATAAACCTATTGTAGCTGGATTTATATACTGGAGCAATTCTGGTTTATGTTGGTTTGATTGGGTCGTATCAGATCCTGAGGGCAACAAAAGAGCTAGACCTTTAGCTGTGAAACTTTTGATTGAAACAGTAGAGCAAATGGTAAAAGATGCAGGTAAAAAATGTATTATGTCAATAAGCAGAAGTAACAGTCTGTTAAAGATACATAAAAAATTAGATTGGGTTGTTGATGAAACACCTTCTCACGAAATGATAAAAAGAATAATTTAAAACAATAAAAATATGGCAGTAGTATCAGCAGTAGCGGTAGGCGTAGGTATGGCAGCGACAGCAGTCGGTGGAGCCGTAGCTGCTAACCAAGCTAAGCAAGCGGCAAAAGGCTATAAGAATGAAAAAGAAAGAGCTAGGGCAGAAATTGAACAAATAAAATCAGAGAGAACTCCTATAGTAAATCCATACGCTGGAGTTACTGATCTTAGTGGTATGGTAAGTAATCCATTCGCTAATTTAGGCGTTGCAACTCAAGCTGCTGAATTCCAAGCAGAACAAGCTGATATGTCTTTAGCTAGTAGTTTAGATTTATTAGCGGCAACAGGTGCTGGTGCAGGTGGTGCAACCGCTTTAGCTCAAGCTGCATTACAAAGTAAAAAAGGTATATCTGCTAGTATAGAACAACAGGAAGCTGCTAACGAAAAACTTAGAGCACAAGGTCAAAGCGAGGCTGATAAGCTAAAGATGAGTGAACAAATGAGATTACAACAAGCAGATGCCGCTGGAATACAGTATGAGTTTCAAGCTAGAGAAGCCAGAACAAATGCTGATTTAGGTTTTGCCGCTGGTAATATGCAGCAAGCTGCACAAAATCAAGCAAACGCCAAAGCTGCTCAAGGTCAAGCTTGGGGTAATGCTTTAAGTGGAATAGGTGGTGGACTAATGGCTATTGGTGGAGCTGCAAAATAGGTGTAAAAAATAAAAAAATATGAGCGCATACGATAACCCAAGAATAATAAACGATCAATCTGCTATGGCTTGGGCTAACGCCTCTGCTAAGGTTACACAAACTATGCTTCAAGGCATACAAAATGTAGTAAAGTTTAGAAACGAGCAAAAAGCTATTGCTGCCGCAAAGCAAGAAAAGTTCAATTCAGTGTGGACAGCAGCTTCACTTACTCAAAATAAAAACTTAACCGACGCTGTAACTACGGCTAAAGCTAATCCTAATGCTGACAAAACATTAATAGAGCAATTCCAAAGAATACAAGAAACGTTGATGCAAGGTGGTGAGGGTGTTATGGGTTCTATAGAAGCTCAAACTTTATTAATGACTAAATCTAATTTAAGTAGAGAAGAAAGAAACGAGTTACAAAATATAGTTAACAGGTCAAACACAAACATGGCTTCAATAGTTAATGATGGTGGTAAAATAATGACTGATGTAGAGTTAATAAAGTCTTACGCTGGAAGCAGTGGTCCACAAAGAACTATGTTTTGGGAAGGTGGTAGCAATGGTGTTACAGGTCAAATAGCATCTCAACTAGCTGGTATGAGTTTAAGTAACATAGCTATAGACGGCGTTAAATCAACTAAAAAAGCAACACATACTTCTGAAGGTAATTTTGTAACAATAGAAAGTACATTAAAGAAAAGTAATGACTTAGTAAAAAATTTAGATCTTAATAAAGACTTTATAAAAGATAACGGAGACGGTACAGTAACATTTAAGTGGCAAAAGAATATGTCACAGTGGGACGGCAATCTTCTTAACAAAACAGAAGATGGAACTGATTATGATAAAATAGCTAAAGAACAAGGTATAGATGAAAATGGAGAACTAGCTAAGTCTTTTAGAACTCCATTAAACGCTATAACTTCAGTTGGTAAAGATGGTTATCAAAACGTTATAAGCAGAGAGTTTGTAGATACACAGGCGCTGGATAACAAGTTTGAATCTACATTGAAAGGTAGAGCTGCAAGCATTTTAGGCATGGATAACCCTGAAGCAATACAAGCGTACTTAGAACAAAGACTAGGTATGGGTGAAGTTAATATAAAGAAGTTTTTAGAAAAAACACAAGCTGATAAAGTTAAAACTCTTACTGAATTAGAGATGGTTGCTATGCGAGAGCATTACGACTTAGTGCCTGAGGTAGATGGTATTGATGCTTTTGATAAAGAAGAGTTAAAAGATAAAATAAACCCTAAAACAGGTGTTAAATATACAGAGCAAGAATTAGCTAACATGGCTACTATGGGTGATCAACCTGGATTTAAGTTAGTTGTTAGAAAATTAAGTCAAGAAGATGTTGATCAAATTAATGAAGCTGGTATAAACGGTTACTCAGAAGGTATGGAGGGTTATTTTTACGAAACACTTTCTACAAAATCTACACCAAAAAGTAACACTGGTACAACAACTCAATATGATAATGTTTTTAATAAATTATTTAAAGATATTAAAATGGATAATGCCGAATTAGAAAGTATTTTTGCGGATCCTAAACCAACACCAGCTACATACGGTCAATCGGGATTAAAAATTTATTATGGGTATGATAAAGACAAAGGATATGTTCGTAAATATGCAAAAAATGCTGCAGGAATATATGAGTTTACGGGTAATGAAATACCTCAATCAGTACTAAAAACAATATATAGATAATATGGAAGAAGTTTATATCATAGATGGTAATGAATATACTCTAGCTGAAATACAAGACTTTGCTTCAGCGGCGGGTTTAGAACTAGAAGATTATTTATCTAAAAATAACATAAGTAAAAAAGAAATTAAGAACGCTGAACAAGATTTTCAAAAGGGTGTTGTAGACAATGTGGATGCAACTGTAACACCCAAAGCTCCGGAAGCATCCGAGACTCCAAGTACTATGGAACAAGTTTTGGACGTTGGTTCTTTGGGCTCGTCATTAGCAAATCCCATACTAGGAATATCTAATTTATTTAGATTAGCTAAAAAATATGATAAAGGAGAAGAGGGTGATTTTAGTGTAACTGAAGAACTAAAAGATATACCCCAAAGGGTTTGGGCCTCAACATTATCAGTGGGTGAGACTTTATCTAATGTACCTGGTTGGTTAAATAGACTACAATTCAATATTGCTAAATCTTTTGCTGACGAGGAGTTTCAAGAAAAGTTTGACGAAATGAGCGCACAAGAACAAGATGATCTTGTACAAAACATTTCCTCTGCTACAGCCGCTGCAACTCCTGGTGTTGGAGGTTTTATACCAGCTTTAGGTAAACCAGGAAGAGAAAAAGCAGCTGAACTTAAAGCATCTGCTGAAAAATGGAGAGAAGATTTAGAAGAATATGATAAAACTATATTCCAAGCTTTTGCTCAAGGACAAGTAATAGAAGGTGTTACAAGAACTTTTGCTGGCGCTATGGAAACAATACCATCAATAGCTCAAGCTATGATACCTTATGTGGGTATAGGTAGTATAGTAGCTGGTCAAGCCGCTCAAGCTGATGCTGAAAATATAGAAAAAGGTGAAAAATTAAATACAAAAAATTTAATATATTCAACAATTATAGGTGCTTCTGAAGGTTTATTAGAAATTACTACTAAAAAAATAGGTGGTAAAATGTTTAAGGATCTTGCTGGTAAAAGCAAAGAATATGTTAAGCAAACGCTTAAAGGTGTTACTCTAAAATTAAGTAAAGAAGCTGGATCAGAGGGTTTATCAGAGTCTGCTACGTTAACCATTAATAAAGCTGCTGATATGCTTATTATGGGTAATGAAAAAGCTTTTGAAAACTATTGGTTAGAACTGGCTGATACTTTTATAATAGGTGCTGCAACTGGTGGCGGTATGAGTGGTACAGGTACTGCTGGTATTATAATCAGGGATGCTCAAGCAAATAATTCTATGCGTAGAAGTATTGAAGATAGTCAATACAACTCAATATTTGAGGCTTTTGATGGAACTGAAATTACAGATGATAAAATTAAATTAGCTGAAAATAAATTTGCTAATAGAAAATTAGAATTAGAATTAAAGCAAAAAGTATCATCAGGTGACTTAACAATAGAACAAGCTAACGATATAAAAATAAATTTTAGATCAACTCAAGGAGCAGTTAATATAGCTAAAAACCTAAAAATACAAGGTCCTTTATTAAAAGAAACAGTACAGTTATTGGAAGAAAGCTCTTTACTTAGAGCTGAAATAAAAAAAGCAGGTGACAACAAAGCTTTAGTAGATACACAAAAGAAAAAATTAGTAGAAATAGAAAATAGATTAGGGCAAATAAGTGCTGAAAATCAATTAGCTATATCTACAGAAACAATAACTGATTTATCTAAAGGAGTTGAAGGTTTAACTGTTTTCACGGTTGAAAATGCTAAAGAAGCTGAAACATTATCTAAGGACCCTAAGTTTGACAACGTTGACAAGAAAGCGTTTGGACAACAAGGTTTTATATTGCAAAATAAAGAAACTGGTGAACAAACTATAGTTATAAATAAAGAGCAATCAGCTAAAGATCTTGCTGTTGATGTAGCAAATCATGAATTTCTACATGCTTTATTATTTAAAACATTAAAAAATAGTAAAGGTACTGCTATAAATTTAGGTAAGGAATTAAAAACAGAGTTGTTTAAAATTGAAGGTATAGAAAATACTGAGTTTGCAGCTAGGTTAGAACAATATAAAGCAGATCCTGAGTCAGTAAAAATGGAGGAAGTTTTGACTTTATTTTCTGGAGCTATACAAACAGGTGATATAAAATTTAACCAAGGATTTTTTACTAAAGTTGGTGATATAATAAGAAGATTTTTACAAAACGCTGGATTAAAAAACATTAAGTTTAACGAAGCTAAAGATGTTTATAACTTTATAAAAGATTATAATACAAGTCTAGAAAAAGGTAAATTAACAAAAGCTCAGGAAAAATTATTTACTGAACGAGCTCAAGGTGATTTAGTTAAAAGAGAATATAAAACAAAAGATGATTCAACTGTTAAAGAGTCTAAATCTTTTTATGATAGCTTAACGCCTGAAGAGTTGGTTCAAATTAAAAAATCTCCATCAAGCCAACCATCTGAGATTTCAAAAGCAGATAAAGCTTTGTTAAATCAATTTGATTTATTAGCTTTAAATGCTTTAAATTATGATACACGTAAAGGTGATTTTAAAAGAGAAGATGTTTTATCTGCTGCTAGAGAATTTTTACCAGGTATAGTAGAAAGGTTTGATCCTAATACAGCTAAGTTTTCTACATTTGTAGACAACAATATGAGACCTAAACAACAGCAGATATACGAAGAGGTAAAAGGATTATCTCGTGAGGCTGATAGACTTGATTCTCCTGAGGCTAAAGAAATTGTAGCTGAAGAAACCGTTGTAGAAGAAAAACCAGTTGTTAAAGAGACTAGAATTAATCCATTAAACTTTGACAAAGTAAACAAAGCAGAGGTTGAAGCTGTGGTTGATATAAAAACAGAAGAGATACCTGGTTTGTCTTTTAAGGAGGTTTCTGATAGATATGCAGGTAAAGCTGCGTCAAAAATATTTAACGTACCAGAAGCTAAAATAACTGATCCGAAGAAAAACTTAACATATGCTAAGAAAATAGTAAATGGTATACCAGAACAATCAGAAGCTGGTAACATACAAGAGTTTTTTAGATCAGGGCAAAACGCTAGGAATTTTATAAGAATACTACCACCTGAAAATGTTAGTAGCTCTTCAGCAACTATAGACGAACAAGGTGAGAATATAGATGTATCTAGAGACGTATTAGGTAGAGCTTTAGGTTTAAATAATAAACTACTTAATTATTTTTATAATAAAACAAACAGAAGATCTAAAGGTAAATCATCTCAACCCACAGTGTGGGAGCTTAAAGAAGAATTTAAAAATCCTACATCAGAAATAGTAGACAAGTTTAAAACAGAGTTAGGTATAACACCAAGAGGTGAATTAAATCTATACGATAGAAACATAGGTCAATTATTGAAAGGTGCCGCTAAGTTACAAGGTCAAAATACAGCTAATGTTATTGCTCGTGATAAAGTAAAACAATCAACTGTAAAAACCGCTAAGCCAACTAAACAAATACTAGCTGACGTTGCTTCAAGTAAGTCTAGAGTTATGGCTGCAAAAGCTAAACCAAAATCTCCCAAACAATTGTCTAATGATATTAAAAAATCAACTAAACAAATTAGAGCTTTTGATAAGGTATCTGTAACAAAAGCAAGAGATGGAGGTAAAAAGGGTAGGGCATATAATAGAGACGCTAAGCTACCAGAAACTGTTAGAAGTTTTAAAGGTGAAACAATTATACAAGGTTTTAATAGAACTTTAAATAATTTTTCTGAAAGATTTCCGGGATACAACTCATACTTTAAAAATGCTTTGGTATTTGGTGAAACAAGATCTCCATATGGTAAAGTTGATAGGTTTAAACAAGGTGTTGTAAATAAAGGAAAACAAAAAGATATTCGTAGAACACCTATTACTAAAGATAGAAAAATAACTAATGCTTATGCCAAATCTATTTTTGAAACTGGCTACGTAGCGAAAGAAAAAGCTAAATTAAGTGTGTTGAAGGATTTTTATTTAGCTGCAGAAGCTTATTTAAAAGATAATCCTAAAGATATTTGGGTGTTTGATGAAATTACTTCTGCTGCAACTAATTCTCAAAATGCTCCTAACAGAGCTTTAGCACCAGCCCTTATAGTTCAAGTTGATTCTAATATGAAGCCTTTACAGGGTGTTAAAGGAATTGAAGAGCATACTGAGCCTCAAAACAACATAGGAACAATGTTAACACAGGCCGCAAAAGATGGTAATGTGAAACAAATCTGGCCTATAGTAGAAGCATCTTACATGCAGGGTTGGATAGATTTAGATAATAACGATTTATTAGATGTGGACTTTAAAACATCTATGCCTGAAGCATATTACAAAGGTGTTGAGCTTTATTTAGATGGTAAGTTAAAATTAGACCAAGGTTTACTATCTACAATAAGGTTAAGTGAGGCTGGTATAGATTTATCTAG